TTGATTTTGCACCTTTTTTTGCAAGTTTCCCAAGGCCGTCTGAAAAATCGTTCTACCATAAAAACAGGAATTGCCATGAAAATCACAGAAAACCATATCGATGAAGCCACATCATTTTTTTCATCCTCACAAGGCATATTGCAAATCGGTGAACAAGCATACTCAGAACCCATTTGCTGGCAAGATGGCAAAGTGAGCATCATTCCTCAAACAACCATCGAAGAATTAAACGAACAAATTTTTATATCAGCAATTGAAACAGCAGAAAACCGTCCTGAAGTCATTATTATAGGTACAGGAGCAAAACAAAAATTTCTGCATCCCAAAATTGCAGCAGCCTTATCAGCCTACGGAATCGGCCTCGAATGCATGAACACAGCCTCAGCTTGCCGAACTTTAGTTTTACTGCAAGGAGAAGGACGAAGCACATGGGCTTGGTTGTGGCCATAATTTGCAAAAAAGACTATTGCATCATGCTAGCTCAGGTTCGCATAATTTGTCATTTCGTCAAATTACAAATTCTTTTTGTCTTCGACGACGTTCGCCACGTGGCAGGGGAGCAGGAAATAAAACCTCTCCTGCTCCCCTGACACAAGCGTGTTCTTTGAAATTTTCGGAATCAAGGGGGTATTCGTAAAGATTGGAAACCCCACCCAATCTTTACAAAGCTTCCCCCTTGACACCTAAAATTCCAATTCCTAAATAAAAAAGGCCGTCTGAAAACAAACGACCTTTTTTCTCTAATTTGACCCCACTACACCGCCATTCGGGTTGAATTCCTTTCCTGCCTCGACATAGCCATCATACATTAAATTTTGCTGAGATTTTCCGCCCATAACTAAAACCGCTGAATCATCTTTACTGGCTGATGGTTTCTCTACGACTTCATCATTTGAAACATCAATTCGTTTTTCCTTGTACGGATTGAAAGGAAGCCCATTTTTCACATACTCATTACATTTTTTCTTGTCAATTTCTTTAATTGCAGACCCTTGAGAAGAATAACAAGAACAGCCCGAATTTCCGCCAGAAATACAGGCCACGGGATATTCCATTTGCCTAACTTGACGGACATTATCATAAATCGGTTTTGATTCGACACGCCCGTCAATAGTCGGTTTTAGCATTTCTTCCGTCAAATGCCTATCTTCCCTGCTTGCAAGCTGTTGACCAACCGAGCCACCAACATTTTGCGAGCTTTTGACGGCCATACGATGGAAATCTTGAGGGGGAGGGCTTTCTATTTGAGCCATCGGCATATTTTGATTATTTGCTACAATCTCTTCTTTTTGCCCCAAGCCTGTCAGCAATTTATAGCCCATAAAGGAAGAAATGCCCAACACTAAAAAGGCAATCGGAATAATATATAGAACCCTACTTTTCGGAGTTTTGACTTTAGTGTGTATTTCTGCCGACTTGTAAAGGCCAAATGCCTTTTTGTCGAATTTATAGACTTCAGGTCTAGCATTTTTCATACCAGTTTTAGGATTATTTTCACAGTAATCCCAAAAATAACGCATTCTAACGCCAAGTGGTGTTTTGTGGATGTGATAATGCGCCCCAACCAAGTCGCGCACCTGCTTATCAATTCGACCTGGCATTTGAGTAATTAATATAATATCTACCCCTGAATGTCTGTGCACATGAAGCCATTCTACAATCTCAGGAGTTTTTGAGCCGGCGGAACGTGGCGGAAAAATATTTTGCGCTTCATCAATCACTACGACAGAGCCGTTGTTTTCTGGCCATTTTAGCCAAACGTGCATGTCCTGAATCGTATGGCCATCTGGTATAGGCTCAGTTGGAATCGTCAATTCAGGGATACCATGGATAAATATTTTCCGACCAGCCCATTCTTTATCTACTTTTTTTGCCAAATCAGAAACGGCCATCAATGTTTTACCCGAACCTGGAACGCCTGTAATAAGTGTAATCATTTTTAAAACCTCTATTTAATAAATTTCAATGAACGGTAAGAAGCCCAAATTCCAAATGAAAAAGAAAATCCGCCAAATATGACGTTCAACGCTTCGGGAATGCCAGCGAGACCCAAAAGCCCGACCAAATCAGCAGGCATGGCGAAATAATTGGTTTTTATGTAATCCAAAATTCCATCAAAAGCAAAACCCAAACCCTCATAAGAAACAAGCGAGACGCCTAAACCTACAAGAACCTGAAAAAAAAGTGTCTTTAAAGATGGCAGAAAAGTAACCAAAAGCCTGCCCAAGTAAGACATCAGTACGCGTAAAAGACCAGCAAGAAAAGCAGGCATTTTTTATCCTCTACCACTAAAAGCTTTAAAAACCAACATTGCCGAAATAAAATAAGCCATAAAAATAAAAACATAGCGCAATTTTTCGACGGCCATACAAACATAAGACATCGGAAGCTGATGAGTGCCGAATTGACCGAAATCTAAAGTTATATCTTGAGGGCAATATCCACCTGTACTAAAAGCTGATGACGGCCTGAAACTACCAAAATCGCCATTTGACTTAATACCGCCCCAATCAGGCTCACCGTCACCATTGCCAAACGGAGAATCTGGAACGTCAGGCAATTCCGAATCTTGGCCACCACCGCCACCACCACCACCTGAACCCGAAGAGCCACTTTGGCCATTTCCGCCAGTCGTTCCACTTTGGCCATTTCCGCCAGTCGTTCCACTTTGGCCACTTCCGCCTGTCGTTCCACTTTGACCATTTCCGCCAGTCGTTCCGCCCCCTTGAATACCGCTGTCGGGCGTTGTGGCGTGGTCTGCTCCGCTTCGACCACCGCCACCATCGCCCCCAGCGGATGAGCCATTAGGGCTTGATGATTCGGCATCCTGCTTACTTGATGAACTCGAAGAGCCAGTAGAACCTACAGTTGAACTTTCTTCTTTCGGTTTGTGTTTATAGGTACAGACTACGGAAAATGTGCCGTTTGACTTTTTGCCAAACTTCATATTACTACCGGGCCCACAATCGCCCTCTTGGGAAGATACGGGTGTTTCTGTAATCGAAGCAGAACCAATAGGATTAGGCTTGCCATCATTTTCATAATAGACTTGGCAAAAATTATAGCCATTGTCGTGTTTCTGAATTCTTAAATTAAAACCTGATTTTGTAGTACCTGAACAAGCACCTTCAAAAGTATCAGAGATAGCGCCACTATCCTCATTTACATAAATTTTCTCTAATTTCTTGCTTCCATTTCCAACAGTACCTGAACTTCCACCAGAGCTTCCGCCACCGCCTGAGCTTCCGCCACCGCCTGAGCTTCCGCCACCGCCATGACTTCCACCACCGCCTGAGCTTCCGCCACCGCCATGACTTCCACCACCACCTGAGCTTCCACCACCACCTGAGCTTCCGCCACCGCCATGACTTCCACCACCGCCACCGCCACCGGCACCATTTCCTGTTGTTCCATTATTTTGATTTTTTTTCTTTTCCTCTTCTTGACGTCTTTGCTGTTCTTTCTTCACTTGGATTTCACGCAATAGCCTTTGGTATTCGTTTTCATCTTCTAAAGCTTTTTTAAGCTTTTCCTTTTCAACGCCGAGCTTTTTTGCGTTTTCTGATACGTCCTTATCGGCCATACTTATTTTTTTATTTCCTGTATTTTTTGGAGCAATTTCTTCAATATCAAAAACTTGCATTTCCTGTTTTTTACCCTTTGAACCTTGATACTCAGTTCTATAGAGGCACTGGTCTAAAACACAGGCCACTTTTGTTATTTTGGTAATGTGCGTGATACCTGTTTTTTTATCCAAAATGCCTATTTGTTTAGGCTCCCATAAACTTGTCATATCATTGAGCCTTTTATCAGTACGAAAGCCCCAAGTTACATCACCGACCTTTGCAGTCTCGGCAAAAGACTGAACAGGAAACAAAAAAGCGACCGCCATTACTGCGACCGCTAGACTATTTTTTTTCATTTTTCAACCCTTAAACAAAAAAATTAATGATAAGGTCGCAAAAAAACCTACAAGAAAGGGAAAATCAGTTACCATCCGAAACACCTGAAGAATTTATAAAACGAGCTACAACTTTAAAACAGAACATAATCACAAAAACAAGGACAAATGGAATTGCAACCTGCGAACCATAGCCCATTTGTTCCAAAATCGAACAATCTGGGAAATTCAAAACGACCTTTTCAGAACCGACAAACCAATCTTTCCCCTGTTTACGAGGGGCTATCAAATAGCCCTCAGAATGCAAAACGGGGACAATCTGGGAAACAACATAATCAGTCGCTGTTTCATTGGTCTGAAAGCATTGCAACCCTACACGCGCACCCATATTGCCCCCAGTTTCTTAACCGCGCAGGAAGCTTGAAACCAAACGGAAAGCTTTAATCAGCACGTACACGCCAATTAAAGCAACACCCACAGCAGTTACTACCGGAGCAACCTTTGCAAGTTCACCCGTAATACTGGCAGACACATCGCCAATACCTTCGGCCATAGTCAAAGCAGAAGCGGTTGCCAGAGTTGCGCCAACGGCGACTTTTTTCAGATTTGCGAGTTTCATAGTTTTACCTCAAAAATTAATAAAATTCAGCTTTCGGGGGCAAGCGGACAGCCCTAAAATTATTTCTGCGGATTGCTTTCTTTTTTGATATTCACAGGCTGGATGTCAACAATCACGTTTTGAACGCGATTACCGTTTGTCTGAACTTCGATATCTATTTCCGCTTCAAACGGTAAATGAATACCATTGAACTTTTCAAAGTTTTCAGAAGTGCCGAATTTCATCGGCTCAGTCGCAGACCCACGCATGTCTGCGTTATCACGAGCAAAGGGGAACTCAACATAAACTGTTGTTGAATCGTAGGCTTTGCCTGTATCGTTCATCACACCTTTAGAGCGTTTCAAGCCTTGCACCTTAGCGAACATTTTCATTTTTAAAACTACCTTCCTGCCTTTTTAGGCTTTAGTGATTTAAATAGATTTCTCTATCTTCCAAAACCATGCCGTAATCATCAATCAATTCCAACTCAATAGAATCTTTATATTCGTCATGGATAAATTCTAAATACCGCTTATCTTGCAGAGCATAAGACGCGGGATTTACTCTTTCTGGCAACGAGCCATCTTTTCTTTTAAGGCATTCAACAATTTCCGAATCTGACATTCCCAGTTGCAACATCATATTAATTGCACGGCCTGCCTGATTACTTGCGACTTCCTTAACTCTTTCTATTGAAATCTCAAGTCTTTTTAATGCTGAAACCGTTCTTTCCGTTGAACCTTTTTCCTGAAATTTCTCGCATATCGGAAATGCGCCACCCCAAAACTGACCGGGGAAAAGAAGAATATCTAAAGGAAGAATACAATTCCGACCCATGAATTGAAGCTCAAATCGGCACCAATTAACGCCTGAAACGTCGCCTTGCTCTTTAGCTTTGTCATAAATTCGCGCATAACATGATGACTGTTTAGAGCCTATGCCCAACGTCTTACCTGTATTCGTATCATTCAGCCAATCAGACCCAATTTGCGAAACCAAAGGTTTTTTTCCGCGCTTATTAAACTCTCCATTGTTATAGGAAACCCAAGCAGAATCGGGCGAAATTTCGCATTCGAAAAAATCTTTTGCTATATCACAACGCGTTATTTTGGGATTTTTCGCAAACATCAAAAATTTATATAACCGCTTTTCCCAGCCGTCTAAAGCAACATTGCAACCTTTACCGCTCAACTCAATCAAAAGGGTGTCATTCTGACCGCCAATATAGACTTGACCATACAGAACGCCATCAACCGACATTTCCCATCGTTGTCCATAAAATCGACCCTTTCCGACCGGAGCAGGGGACGACACGCCGAACCCAAATATAAACTCTGAAATTTCCGACCAATTCCTTATAACGTCATAGTCAGAAATCGGCGTTGAGATTCCTACTTGCTTACCGTCAACACAAAAACCAGTCACTGACGATTCGTGGAAAGTGAAGCTCAGCGTATCAATAAAAGCCGAGTTACCCAGCCCCTTACGAAGAGGAACGGCTTTAATATTGCCGTCATAATCAATAACGTACTTTTCATAACGTTCGTATTCTTGAGCTTCGCAGTAACTGTCTGAATCTCGACCCCCCCTGTTAGATAGGGGGGGGGCATAAGCCCCAGAAGTTTTTAGCTGTTCAATCTTGCTCATTCACAACCCCCAAATCCTCTTTTTCCATACCGAAACAAACAGGAATTGCAACGCCTGCAACTACCCAGACTTCCGCACGAGAAACAGCAAGAACTTGAGAGCAATCATGAAAATATAACGTATGCAACAAAACGTTATTTTCACGACATTCAACGCGCCAGCCTGCCTCTTCTTGAATCACTTTTGCGCTACGCTTTTTCATGTTTTGACCTTTTTACAACACATAACTGTTATTTGCATTCATGCATGCATTTTTGGCATTGTATTCATGTATGCAAATATGCACAATACAAATATGCTTGTTAACAAGTAACGCCTTGTTTTATATTGCATAAAAGTTTTAGGAAAAATGACGCATGAAATCACTGAGAATCAAAGAAGAGCAGGAAGAGAACATTAGACGGCTTGCCATCAATGCCAATAAGAAACTGATACAGCTTGGGCGCGAACCGCTAAAGGACAGCGAGCTTGCCCATATACTTCTAAACGAAGCCATCAAACGCGCCTACATCGGCGATAACGGCGAAATCACGATTAAGAAATAATGAAATTCTTAAAAAATCTATTGTTTATTTCAATAGGCTTTTCAATCGGTTATTTCACTGGATTCATACAAGGGGAATCAAAGGAAATTGAATGCCTAAAGACCCAAAAACCGACAGAGCAAAACTTATACTGTCTTTTTTCTTCCCCAAACGTCGAATTTAACGAACTGGACAAACTCGAAGAAACAAACCTACAAAATAAGGAGCAAACGCTCAAATAGAGAGCGTTTGCTCATTGAATTAAAATAAGCCCCGGAAAGGGGCTTATCATGGCAACACAATCTGAACTCATCGACCAAATCAAAAACAGGCTTTTTATCCTGTCTGACTATGCTTTATCTCAACGCTGGCAAGTAGAGCCGACCCGAATCAGCCAATACCGACGCGACCGTCTGCGACTTCCTATTCGGTTTATTGAGGACATTGCCGAACAAATCGGCATTGACGCGCTATCACTTATAAAAATGCTTGATACGGCGCGACTTACCAAGCAAAACAAGGACGTCTCCAAAATCTTATTCTGGCGACCAAACGAAAAAGTCAGACGTTATCCGCCACCATGGGTAGAGCGAAAACACTTTTTCAGACGAAAACGCTAG